TGACACGAGTTTCGCTCTATGGGTAAAAGTTTCAGTTTTTTTCAGAAGGAGGGGCGGAGATGGCGAAAAAGAAAATGACTTTCGACGAGATCATGGATCTTGCGGAACTGTACGGCGTAAAGGACAATGTTTTGTTTGTCTCCGCCGCGCAGAGGTACGCCGGGCAGATCCAAGTGATCGAAAATATGCAGGAACACCTGAAGGGCGGGCTGATGCTGGCCACGACCGGATCAATGGGCCAGCAGAAAGTCGAAGCGCACCCGCTTGTCGCGCAGATGCCAAAATACAACGACACCGCGAACAAAACATTGAGCGTGATGCTGGACATCATCGACAAGCTGGGAACGGAAGCGCCGGCGGGCGATAAGCTGGGTGAGTTCCTGAATGAATAAGCCGGCGGACGTCAACTGGATTCTGCGATATTACCAAGCAATAGAAGACGGCAGCGTGACAGTTGGTCATTGGATTCGTCTTTTATACGAGCGGATCATCTCCGACCTGGAAAACAAGGTCTACTTCTTCGATCAGAAGAAGGCAAACAAAGCGATCCGCTTCTTCGAGAAATTCTGCCACCATTCAAAAGGGCGCCTGGCTCCGCAGCTGGTAAAGCTGGAAGCCTGGCAGAAGGCGCTGATCAGCTGCATCTTTGGGCTGGTGGATGAAAACGGAATCAGGGTATATCGTGAAGTATTCGTCGTCATGGGCAGGAAGAACGGGAAAAGCCTCCTGGCCTCCGGGATCGCGGAGTACATGGCCTATGCAGACGGGGAGCGCGGGGCGGATTGTTATTTCCTCGCGCCAAAGCTGGACCAGGCGGATATCGTGTTCAATGACTTCTGGCAATCCATCAGCCAGGAGCCGGATCTGATGAAGATCACGAAAAAGCGGAAGATGGACATATACATCGAAAGCACGAACACGTCCATCAAGAAAGTCCCGTTCAGCGAGAAGAAAAGCGACGGATTCAACCCGCATCTGACGGTCTGTGATGAGGTGGCCGCGTGGGTCGGCGATCAGGGCATTAAACAATACGGTGTTATGACTTCCGCGCTTGGATCGCGGGAGCAGCCGCTGATCCTGTCGATCACGACGGCGAACTATGTGAATGACGGTATATACGATGAGCTGTTCAAGCGCGGCACATCGTTTTTACAGGGCAACAGCCGGGAAAAACGGTTGCTGCCTTTTTTGTACCAGATCGATGACGTTACAAAGTGGAACGATTTAAGCGAACTGCAAAAGAGCATCCCTAACCTGGGCGTGTCGGTTTCGACCAGCTACATTCTGGAAGAGATCGCGAAGGCGGAGGAAAGCCTTGCGAACAAGGCGGAGTTCCTTTGCAAGATGGCCTGTATCAAGCAAAACAGCTCAATGGCCTGGTTAAACGCGCAGGATGTGAAGAAATGCTTCGGCTACAACAAAACGCTGGAGGACTTCCGGCACAGCTACGCGCTGGGCGGGATTGACCTGTCGCTGGCGGTGGACCTGACGGCTGCTGTGGTCGTGATCGAAAAGGACGGCGTCAGCTGGTTCGATATGATGTTCTTCATGCCGGAGAACAAGGTCGAGGAAGCGACGGCCCGGGACGGATTGCCGTATCGCATTTATCAGCAGCGCGGGCTGCTGACGGTGTGCGGTGAGAACACGGTGGACTATCACAAAGTCCACGAATGGTTCCAGATGATGGAACGCGACTATGAGATCCTGCCGCTGAAGGTCGGATACGACCGATACTCCGCGGCGTATCTGGTGCAGGACATGGAGGCAGACGGTTTCTGCATGGAATCCGTCAGCCAGGGGAGCAACCTGACGGGCGTTCTGATCGACATGGAAGGCATGATCAAAGACGGGCGGTTGCGGTGCATCAATGAAAACGATCTGATGAAGATCCATATGCTGGACGCAGCGCTGAAGTTCGAGGAAGGGACAAACAGGAGGCGCCTGATCAAGATGAGCCCGAAGGCGCACATTGACGGCATGGCCGCGCTGAGCGACGCGATCTGTATGCGGCACAACTATTACGAGGAGCTGGCGGGCCAGCTGTGTAACAAGAGGTGAAGACAATGGGACTGTTTGATGCCCTTTTCGGGCGGAAGAAAGCGGAACCGGCGAGCACGAGCTTCCAGACGCTGACGGCATATCAGCCGCGATTCCGCACCTGGGGCGGGCAGATCTACGAATGCGATATGGTATGCGCGGCTGTGGATGCACACGCAAGGCACGCGGTGAAACTGAAATACAGTATAGCCGGCACGGCGCGGACGAAACTGCTTACGCAGACAAAGAGCAAGCCGAACCCGTGGATGACGTGGTCCGCGTTTGTTGAGCGGTGTTCAAACATCTATCAGGTGCAGAATAACCTGTTCATCGTGCCTTTGCTGGATGACATGGGAGAGGTCTGCGGATTCTTTCCTGTGCTGCCGAGCGAATGCGAGGTCGTGGATGTTGGCGGAAGACCTTGGCTTAAGTTCACATTCATCCAAAACCAACGCAAGAGCATCCCGCTTGAAAGAGTCGGAATCGTTGTCCGGCATCAGCTGAAAGATGACATCTTCGGAGAGAAGAACAGCGCCCTGAACGGGACAATGGATCTTGTGAACATGGTGAACCAGGGGATCGCGGAGGGCGTAAAAAACGCCGCCACATTCCGATTCATGGCGCAGCTCACGAGCAAATCCTTTGATGAGGATCTGCGGAAAGAAAGGCAGCGCTTTGACAAGAACAACTTCCAGGGCGAAAGCGGCGGTCTGCTTCTTTTCGGGAATCAGTTCTCAAACATCCAGCAGATCAAACAGGAAGGATACAAGGTCGATCCTGAACAGATGAAGCTGATTAACGAAAACGTGATGAATTATTTCGGGGTCAGCGAAGCGGTGCTTCAGAACAAGGCGAACGGCGATGAGCTGGACGCCTTTTTCAATGGCGCGATCGAACCGTTCGCCATCAAGATGAGCGAATCGATGACGAATATGGTGTACACACAGCGTGAGATCAACAACGAGAACAAGATCCTGTTCACGGCGAACCGGCTTCAGTATATGTCCGTCGGAAACAAGATCAGCATGGCCCAGCAGCTGGGAGACCGAGGAATCCTGATGATTGATGAGGTACGCGAGCTGTTCAACTATGCTCCGCTGCCGGACGGAAAGGGCCAGCACGCGCCGATCCGCGGCGAGTATTACTTCGTGGATGAAGGCAAAGAGGAGGAAAACAACAATGATGAATGAGAAAGAGTGCCGGTCCTTCAATTTTGAGGTCCGCGCCGAACAGAGCGAGGAACACGGCACCTACATTACCGGCACGCCGATCGTGTTCAACCAGGAAACGGACCTGGGATGGTACCGGGAGAGCATCAGCCCGGACGCGCTGGCGGACACCGACCTGAAGGATGTCCGCTTTTTGATTGGGCACAACACCAGCATGATCCCGCTGGCGCGGAGCCGGAACAACAACGAGAACAGCACCATGCAGATGTCCGTCACGGACGAGGGCATGGACATCCGCGTGGATCTGGACACAGAGAACAACGCGGAGGCGAGAGCGCTTTATTCTGCGGTCAAACGCGGGGACATGAGCGGAATGTCCTTCATGTTTGTCGTCGATAAAGACGCCTGGGAAGACATCGACACCGACAGCCCTAAACGGACGATCACGTCCATCCGCAAGGTGTTTGAGGTGAGCGCTGTTGCTTTCCCGGCGTATGAAGGCACCAACATCCAGGCTGCATCCGAAGGCGACACGCTGGACAGCGTGAGAGCCTCGCTGGAGAGCGCAAGGCAGCAGCTGGCGGAGGAACGGGAAAGGGCAGCCGATAAGGCCCGCCGGATGGCGGTTCTGGATTGGCTGGAAAACTACAGGAAGGAGGTCAGCAATTTATGAATCTGACCGAACTGAACGGTGAACAGCTTGAGAGCCGCAAGGCGGAGCTGCTGACCGATCTGGAAACTCCAGAGACACGGGACTCTCTTAGCACGGAAGATATGGAAGCCCGCAAGGCTGAAATTGAGGCTATTGATGCTGAGATTGAGAAACGCAAACAGGCCCATGCGGAAGAAGAACGCAAGGCTGAAGAAGTGGCCCAGATGAAGGGCAAACCCATTATTGAAACGGAGGCAAGAAAAATGAACTTTGAACTGAATTCTCCCGAATACCGCGACCTGTGGCTGCGGAACCTTCAGGGCAACCTGAATGAAGAAGAAGCGCGTGCATATGCGTCCAACAGCACCAACGCTGTGCCTACCCTGGTGAGCGACAAGTTCTTCGAGAAGATGGTGAAGCTGGCTCCCATGCTGAGCGAGATCACCCTCCTGCGCGTCGCCGGCTCCATCAAGTTCGTGTCCGAAGGGACCCGGAACACCGCCGATGCGAAGCACACCGAGAACAGCGCGAATTCTCCTGCTGCCGACACCACCGTGTCCGTCACGCTGAACGGCTATGAGTTCCTGAAGATCATCCAGATCTCCCGGACCGCGAAGCTGATGAGCATCGACGCCTTCGAGGGATGGCTGGTCAATATGCTGGCCGGCGATATCGCCCGCAGCATCGATGATTACATCATCAACGACAGCACCAACGGTATCAAGGCTCTGACCTGGACCAGCAACACGAACCAGATCGTCAGCGCGACCTACACCTATGGCAAGGTCTGTGATCTGATCGCTCTGCTGCCCGCCGCGTATGACGCCGAAGCGAAGTTCCTGGTCAACAAGCGGACGCTGTACAGCGACATCGCCCAGATCGTGGACTCCACCGGCAATCCGATCTTTGTGCCGGATACCGTCAACGGCGTCGGCGGACGCATCATGGGCTATCCCGTGCTGGTTGACGATAACGTCACCACCGCGAACAAGGCCCTGTATCTGGGCAAGTGGTCCGATGTCGTGGGCAATCTGTCCGAGGACATCCATGTGGATTCCGATGAATCTGCCGGCTTCACCAGCAACAGCATCATGTATCGCGGTGTTGCCGTGTTCGATTCCAAGCCCGCCAAGGGCGACGCGATCGTGCGCCTGGTATCCACCACCAACTAATGGTCTGAAGGCGACGGCCTGAAGATAAGCCGGAGCGGGCTTTGATCCTTTCCACCGCTCCGGCGTTTTTCCTATGGAAAGGACCGGAAAGGACGGAAAAATGAAAACGATGATTGCGATCCCTTGTCTGGATCAGGTGCAAACGGAATTCGCGCAAAGCCTTGTATCACTTAAACCGGTCGGACAGATCCGCCACGCATTCATGGCCAGCAGCCTTGTGTACAAATCAAGGAACGATCTGGCGCTGATTGCGTTGCAGGAAAAGGCTGACTTTGTCCTGTGGATTGACAGCGACATGGTATTCCCGCCTGATCTGCTTGTAGATCTGATGGCGGACATGGAAGGACGGGACATTGTATCCGGCATCTGCCATATGCGGAGAGCGCCGTATCATCCCGTGCTGTACAAGAAACTGCGCCAGGGCCTGACGGCTGCGGAGAACGATCACGAAAAGCTGATCGATTATCCGAAAGACGGCATCTTCAAGGTTGAAGGGTGCGGATTTGGGTGCGTGATGATGCGTACAGCGGTTTTACAGGCTGTTGTGGACAAGTATCACGAACTGTTTTCCCCGCTTCCCGGATACGGCGAGGATCTTTCATTCTGCATCCGCGCACGCGGGTGCGGTTTTGACATTTACGCAGATCCGAAGCTCCAGATCGGACACAAGGCAAGCAGCATCGTGACATATCAGACATTCGAGGCCTACCGGAAACAGGAGGCCATAATGGAGGGAACATCATGCTGACGGAGTGCAAGAAGGCGCTGCGGATCACCGCAACCGAATACGACGGGGAGCTGTGCGACCTGATGGACGCGGCGGCGAAGGATCTGACGATCGCCGGGGTTGTACTGCCGGGCACGGTGTCCTTTGTCGTAACGCAAAGCGGGATTCAGGACACAAGCACGCTCACGGACAACCTGTGCAAGCGGGCGATCTTCTCGTATGTGGATTGGCTGTTCTTCAAGAACGCGACGAACACCGACCAGAAGAGGGAGATCTACAACATCCAGAAAACCCAGCTCATGCACGCCACCGGATACACCAACTGGGATGGAAACACGGGCGGTGATGAAGCGTGAACAGGGCGGATGTGATCCAGCTGATCACAGAGAACAGGACGGGACACGGCGTACACGAGGCCGTCACCGATACGGAACGGACCGTGATGTGTACGATCCAGAGCGTGACAAGAACTGAATACTATGACGCGCTGAATGCCGGACATCGACCGGAATACGTTTTCAAGCTCGCGCTTGCGGAGGACTACCAGAACGAACGGATCGTGAAGTTCCACGGCCAGCGGTTCCGGGTTGTCAGAACGTACCGCACGGACGACGAAGGCATCGAAATCACGGTGGAAAGGAGCGATGAGAATGGCACGGACGAGGAGCCGGATGACAACAGCGGTGACGGTTAATGCGGTCGACAAGATCGTGGAGAAACTGAACACGCTGGAAGGCATTGAGTTTGCGAAGGACGCCTGGGTGAACAAAGCGCCGGACAATTACGGCGTGGTGACATTAAGCTCCGAAGCAAGTCAGCTCTGGGCGGACGGCCATCTGACGGACAGCGCCTGGAACATTATCGTGACGGCGTATGTTCAGGACGACAGCGACGGCTACCCGGCACTGATCCAGCAGAAGCTGGAGGCGCTGGAAAGCGAAGGCATGATCGACCTGACGCATACGAATAACCGCGAGTTCGATTACGTAACCGGCAAGGTCCGCTGGCAATGGATTGTCATCATGTACGGACCGCTGCAATGGACAGAAGAAGTTCCGGCGCAGACCGGGGAGTGATCACATGGCGCGAGTTGAATATGACGGTTTTGAGCAGATTGACGGAATGCTGACGAAACTGAGCCGGGATGCCATCAGACAGGTGGTCATGGCCGGCGCGGAAGCCTGTGTCGAGGAAACCAGGAAGAACGTGGAAAAGTACCGGCACGTCGTTCACCACGACATGCTGGACAGCGTGGCGCCGGGGAAATATCACGAGGATCTGAATTCCGCGTGGGTTGAAGTGTATCCGCAAGGGTACGACGGGCGCGGGGTCAGCAACGCCAAGAAGGCCTTTGTGATCAACTACGGCTATGGCGGACGGAAGACAGCGAAAACCGGCGACAAGTTCATTACCGGCCAGAAGTCAACAATGCAGGAGGTCGTTTCAAAGGCCATGCAAGCCGAGAGCGACCGCATCATTTCACAATTGAACGGAGGATAACACTATGGCGAAAATCGGAATCAAGTGCCTGACCTACGCTCCGTATACGAGCGGCGGAGAAGGCAGCGCGATCAGCTACGGCACGGGCGTGCAGCTGGTTGACTACATGATCCGGGCGGACGTCAATGAGGAACGGGCCGATGTGGATTTTTACGCGGACGATCACAAGATCGACACGGAGAACAGCATGACCGGGGCCACGCTGAGCCTTGAGCTGGCGAACATGACGGACGCGCTGGAAAAAGCCTTCCTTGGGTATGTGGCGGAAAGCACGGCCTCCGGCGCGGATCTGCTGGTCACGGACGCCGCCGCCGGTTTTGTCGGCTGCGGATTCTACCGGAAGGAACGCTTCAAGGGAACGATCACCTACAAGACCTACTGGTTCTACAAGGTGCAGTTCTCCAAGGACAGCGACAGCACGACCACCAAGGGCGAGAACGTCGATTTCCAGACGGAATCTCTGAGCGGCGACGCGCTGGGCGTACAGCTGACCAGCGGCGGCGATACGATCTATTATGCGATCAACCGCAAGAGCAGCGAATCGGACGCCATTGCCTGGCTGAAGACCAAGGCGGGCATTTCCGGCTAACACACTACGGGGCGGAGGAAGATTTCCTCCGCTCCGGATTTTTGCGTATAGGAAAGGGAGAGGATCACATGGTAAAGCTGAAAATCGGAGAACATGAATACGGATTGCGTATGGATATGTACGCGATGGAAGGGATCGAGGAAGAATTCGGCAGCATGAAAGATATGTTTACGTCCATTCAGGACGGCGGGAGCAAGGCGATCCGCAAGCTGTTCCGAATTCTGGCGAACGCACAGCTGGCCTATGAAGGCAAAGAGGAAACGGTCACGGGGGACGAACTGAAACGTCTGCGGGTGGCCGCGCTTGCGGGGATCGGGAACGCGATCCGGGCGGCTGTGGAGGAAGGCATGAAAAGCGAAACCACGGACGGCGCGGAAGCGGACGACGAGGTTTTTGACGTATATCTGAATGAAATTGAATCAAAAAACTGAAGGACCGGCGGGGGACGCGGGTGCGGGAATATTACGCCTACGCGCTCATCGCCGGGATTTCGGTATCGGAGGCGCGGAGGATGATGCCGGGCTTCCTGAGGGATATGTACACGATCCGGTACAAGTACGACATCAAGCTGATGGGCGGAAAGATCGGACGGAGAATGGGATTGTGAGGTGGCGTCTGTGGCCGACAAGGATATCAAACAGCGGATTGTTCTGGAAGGCGAGAAGGAATACTCCAGCGCTCTAAAGGAAGCGCAGCGGAACCTGAAGGTCCTCCGGAGCGAACTGAAAGCGGAATCAGCAGAGCTTGGCAAAAACGCCACCGAACAGCAGAAGAACGAGGCGAAACTGAAGAATCTGCAAAAGCAGATCAAAGAACAGGAAAAGGTCGTCAAGACCTACGAGAAGGCGCTGCAGGAGGTCCGCGAGAAGTACGGCGACAACGAAGACGCCATCGCGAAATGGGAGATCAAGCTGAACGATGCCCGGACCGCCCTGGCGAATATGCGGAACAGCATCGAGGACACCGGGCGGAGCATGAACGCCATCAGCAGCGGCGCGGAGATGGGCGTTGTCGCGACGAACAGCCTGGCTGACAGCCTTTCCAAAGTAGCAGATACCGGAAGCATGATCAGCGGAGCGCTGGAAAACGCGTTTACATCCATTGTCGGAACAATCGCGGATACTGTTTCACAGGTATGGGAAAGCGTTGTGGATCTGGCGGCAAGGTCGAACAACATTGTGGACCTTGCCGGATTCTGGAACACAGATCCGACAAAGATCCAGCAATGGGCTGGCGCTGTATCCCATGCAAGCGGATCGCTGGAAGATATCGCAAGCATTGTCACAAAGATCAACTCCGGGGACGCAAAGAAGATCGCGGAGCTGACCGGCGTTTCCGATGTGAACTATCAGGATCGCTGGGAATACGCGATGGCCGTCATGGATGCGTTGAGCAAGATGAGCAAGCTCCAGCGGAATGAGGCGGCATTTGATATCTTCGGCGGGAAACAGGCCACAAAGGCGTTTGACCTTTTGAACGATTGGAACACGGTTCTGGAGCATCTGTCGGACTTTGACGCTGAAAACGGCGGTTTCGGCCTGTCGGAAGATCAGCTGCAAACAATGTCCGACCTGTATGACAAGGTCAACGGCCTGAAAGCATCCTGGCAAGCGCTGAAGGACATGGCGACGGTGGAGCTGTTCGGCAAACTTGCGCTGGACATTACCGGCAACCTTCAGAACATCGTCGAAGCGTTCAAGGATTATTTCAACGCGGATGATGATGCCGGAAAACAGGCTGCGTTGGACAAAATCAAAGAGAATATTGTAGCCATTTTTGAAAGAGTAAAAGAAGCCATTCATAACGGTCTGGAGCTGCTGAACCAGCTGGCGTCAGAACTGAAGAACAGCGACGATTCCGTGCTTCAGATGCTTGGCACTTTGCTTGAACAGATCGTCGGCGCTCTTGATTGGTTCACAAAACCGGAGAATTGGGAAACGGTCAAGCGCGGCTTTGAGGCGATTATTGGCATCTGGGCGACAGGAAAGATCACAGACGCGATCGGTCATATGGCAAGTTTCGGATCTCATCTGGCGACAATCGGAAAGTTTTTCGGATGGGGCAGCGGAGGATCTGCGGCGGCATCAGCGGGTACAGCTGCAGCATCATCCGGCGGCGGAGGATTCTGGAATGCACTATTTGCAAAAGTGTTTCCTGTTGCCGCGGGAGCCGGCATTGTGATCGCTGACAGCCTGAACAATCACGGAAGCAATGACATCAGCGGTGCAGAATTCCTCGAAATGGCGAAGAACGGAGACGAATACGCCAAAAGCGTAACAGATCTTCTGTATGCAAGGTACGGATATTCGATCAGCGACCTTGGAAAGAACGGTTTGATTGATCAGGTGCTTTCCGGCAGCTGGACAACAGATCAGGAACTGTTTGACCGCTTGGAGAATCAGCACGGATGGAAGTCGAGCGAATCGCTTGTATTCACGGACGGCATGAGACAGGCGGCGGAAGCATTCTGGGATGCATGGCGGGATGACAACGAATTCACCGATGAAGAATATGAAGCCTATGAAAGCGCATTTGAAGGATTCCCGGAACTGCTGGACAAGATGGACAGGCTGTTCGAGGCCCTTGCAGACAAATACGACTTCGGGGACGAAGAGTGGAACAGCATGGAGGACCTGCCGGCGGACTGGTGGACGAACCAGAACGGCCTAACTTCCGAAGACGTCAGCAGCTTCCGCACGCTGCCGAACAACATTTCCGCGGCGGTCCGGAACGGCGTGAGCAATATCCGGGTGACAATGGACGGCCAGACCGTCGGGCGGCTTGTGGCGCCGTATGTGAGCGAGCAAATCGCGCGAGACATGGTATAGGGGTGATTCGATGATTCTGAAGCGGCGGGTCGCGCTGAATAATGTGCAGCTCGACCAGGTGGACAGCCGGATCGCGATCAGCGCGGTGGAACCTGGCGACGGGAAAGAGAACATTTCCGCGACGGACCGGGCCGGCGGATTCGGCCAGCGGGTCACGGCTGCACACCGGAGTTATGTGGACGTGGTGGTCCGGTTCAGGATTCTGGAGCGCGGGAAAAGCACCGCCGGGATGACGAGCCGGGCCCAGGTGATCGAAGCGGTGAACGGATGGGCAGCTGCCGGCGGCGTGCTGACCACGAACTACAAAACCGGGCGCCAGCTGAACGTCCGGCTGGTGCAGCCGATCGGCGAGGGGAGCCTGTGGGACTATACGAAAGAGTTCGCGCTGACCTTCCGGGCGTACGAGATCCCGTACTGGGAGGACGCCACGCCCACGGTGTCCACGATCGGCGGGGAAAGCGCGACAGCCGGCGGGACGATCGCGATCGGCGGCAGCGGACCGGCCCAGGTGGAGGCAGCGCTGACGAACAAGAGCAGCGACACCGTGAACAGCGTCACGCTGACGGTCGGCGGGAGCAACATGGTATTCAGCAGCCTGGGGCTTGCAGCCGGGGAGACCCTGGCGGTGGGCCATGTGAACGGCGTGCTGGTGATCAGGATCTACAACGGGACCACCCACCGCAGCGCAATGACCAAGCGGACCGCGGACAGCTCAGACGACTTTCTGGTGATGCCCGGGACGCGGTACATCGGATATATCGCGGACCAGAACTGTGAAATGGTGGTCAACTGGAGGAACAGATACCTATGATGCAGCTATTGAGCGGACACAGCCTGACCGTGGCGGACCGGTTTCAGCCGGAGACGATGAGCCTCCAGCTGACGGAACGCACGAGCACGGCGACCATGACGCTGGACGAGAACGCGCCGGCGCTGGCCGTCGGTGACTGGCTGCGGGCGGACAGCGGTCCTGGAGGCGGCATTGTGTGGCGCGTGCGGACGGTCGACACGCAGTACGAAAAGCACACACGGACGGTGACGCTGGAGCACATCATCAGCACGCTGAAGGACAAGCTCATGTTCGGCGAGATCACGCCGGCGACGATCACCGGGGTGGAAGGCGCGACCAGCTGCACGGCGGAACAGGCCGTCGCATACATCCTGGGCCAGCAGAGCGACTGGGCGGTCGGCACGATGGCCCGGACGGCGACAAAGCCCTACACATTCAACGGGGACAGCCTGTTCAGCGCGCTGGAGATGGTTTCCAGCACGCTGACGGAGTGCGTATGGGAATACAACTACAGTTCCTATCCGTTCACGATAAACCTGATGGCGATCGACAACGACGCGGCCTCAGAGATGCGGATGGACAGGAACATCCGGACGCTGAAGAAAAGCGTGGACCGGAGCCGGATGTACACCCGGTTCTATCCGATCGGGAAAAACGATCTGCACCTGAGCACGGAATACGTCAGCCAGAACGAGAACCTGTACGGCGTGATCGCAAAGACGGAGACGGACCAGAGCAAGGAAACCGAGGGCGAGCTGTACGACTGGGCGATGGAGCGCCTGAACCGGCACAGCCACCCGATCGTCACGGTGACGATCAGCGGCGAGGACCTGTCAGAGGCCACCGGAGAACCGCTGGACAGCTTCACGATCGGGAAGTACTGCCGGATTCCGCTGCCGGAGTTCGGGACGTCCATCACGGAGCGGGTGTCGAAACTAAGCTATCCGGACATCACGCACGACCCGGAGACGGTGACGGTGACACTGGCGAACGAGGTGCCGGACGTCGCGACGATCTACAAGCAGGAAGTCACGGAGAAGGGCGGACGCGGAGGCCGGACCGGCGCAAAGAAGGACAAAGACGACCATGCCTGGTTCGTGGACACGGAAGACCACGTCGGACTGATCGCGGAGGCGGTCGCCGGCGAGGGCGCGGACACGGACTGGAGCCGGGTGGCGTCGGTTATTGTTGACGGCCAGGGCGTGCACCAGCGGGTGCAGTACGCGGAGGGCCAGATCGTCCAGCAATGGAGCGCGATCGAGGCGACAGAGAGCCGGATCACGCTGGAGGTGGCGAGCGCCGTCAGCGATGTGCGGTCCACGATCACCCAGACAGCGGACCAGATCCGGAGCGATGTATCCGCATCTGAGAGCACGATCTACACGAGCCTGAGTCAGACGGCCAGCGGCATCCGGGCAGACCTGGTCTCGACGGCGGAGAACCTTTACAGCTACATAGACGCCACGGCGAGCTACCTGCGGACGTTCTTCGTCAGTGGGGCAAACAAGGTATTCATTCAGGACACAGACCCGCGCGGAGATCCGTCCTACATACCAAAAGAGGGCGACCTGTGGATTGAGAGCACAAGCCACGGCACCTGGGACGGCGCATCCGGATTTGATTGGGACCACGATGTTGACTACGACTGGAGCCAGGTCCAGGGCGCGAAACTGTGGGGCTGGCAGAATAATCAATGGGAACTGATCAGTGACCAGCAGCAAGTCGTGACCATGTCAGACGTGGAAGAAACGGCTGACAGGTATGTAAACCTAAAGGTTAAGCTTGCGATTAATGACGAAGGAAACCTCAGCGTTTACCTGTCCAGGCTGGAACAGACGGCGGAGATGATCCGCGGCGAGGTCCAGGACTACGCACAAAGTCTTGGCAGCACGATCCTGCAGACGGCGAGCCAGATCCGCAGCGAGGTACATGCTTCAGAATCGCAGCTGTACAGCGTATTGAATCAGACCGCGAGCGGCATTATTGCAAGGGTCCATGAAAGCTCGAATATCTACTCCGGAAGGACCGCACCGACCGGCACGGCGGACAAGCCGCTGAAAGCCAACGACCTATGGGTTGAGGGTATCGCGCAGCGGAACTGGTCTGACATAGACGACCTGATCGCATGGGTGGACGACGAGAACTACGACTGGTCGGAAACCCAGGGCTCGAAAGTCCATGTCTACGACGGCACCAAATGGGTGGAGGTCCTGGACGAGCGCGTCCTGATGAACGACACGGACTTCCAGGTGCTGTCTGACGGCATCCATCAGGTGTCCCGGAGCATTGAGACGATCGAGGGCGGGCTGAACGCGTACATCGGGCGCCTGGAAGTGACCAGCAAGAACATGAAGCTGGACTTCACGGACCGGTACAGGCAACTGAACTCGAATATCACGGCGACTGCCAGCCAGCTGCGGAGTGAGTACAACAGCACAGCAAGCAGCCTGGGATCGTCCATCACACAGACGGCCAGCCAGATCCGGAGCGAGGTGCACGCAGCACAAAGCACGATCTACAGCAGCATTACGCAGACGGCCAGCAGTATCCGGATGGAAGTGGCGAACACGGCCAGCGGGCTAAGGTCAGCCATTGAGCAGACCGCCGGACAGATCACACTGTCTGTCAGTGCTGCGGAAAGCACGATCTATTCGTCGATCCAGCAGACGGCGAGCCAGATCCGGCTCCATGTTGCGAACGTTGCCAGCGGGCTGCAGTCTTCTATCACGCAGAACGCCAACAGCATTTCAATGGTGGTTGACGGGAACGGGATCAAACCGGCGGCTATTGTGAGCGCGATCAATGACGGAGGGAGCTCAATCATTATCAGCGCTGACCACATTAACCTGGACGGATATGTGAAAGCCACGGACATCACGGCGAATCTGATTCAGTCAAAGATTTCCCTGATGGACGCTCTTGGTGTCAAAAATATGTCCGTCGGAACCGGCGGAACTGTCAGAATATACTCAAGCAGTTATGGTTCGTATGTAGATCTTGGCTATTCAACCATTATCCCGCTTATCAAAGACCTGAAAATGACGACAAGCGGAAACAGCTGTACTCTGTACAAAAAGAGTTTTATCGGCGGAACAAACGACTGGGTGCAAGTTGGAACTTTTAGCCGGGCCGTCTCTTCGTGGAGCGTGGGGTGGAGCGGCGGCACATTCACGGCAACAGCACAGCCCCAGAACCAGTCAACCCAGACAGGAATCTACGCCGGATCTGCGTCGTGGAGCGGAAAAACCGTAACCATTCCGATCATGGCAAGCGTTAACGGTGTAGAGGTCAGCACCGGCAGGAGCGTGTCTGCCACGTACAGCGCCGGCGGGATCGGGAACGTCGACACGGGCAAAATGCAGTCCAGTACGTTCCCTGGTGTTCTGTCCGGATGGAACCCGCAGCAGGTTTCCGTTCCGAAGCCCGGCAACATGGAATACAGCTACATTAAGTTCACAGCTGACGGCGTTCAGCATTCATTCTACTTCGCATAATTTTTATAAGGGAGGAAAGGATCATGAATCTCAAACAGGACATCCAGAACGTGATCAGTACATTGGAGGGGCTGGACATCAAAAGCACCTACGACAACATGAACAGGCTGCTGGCCTGCCTGCAGGTGCTGGCGACCGTCCGGGACGCGCTGGACGCACAGGAGGTAAAAGATGGAAACGATCACGCTGAATGATGGAACGGTTGTAAACGGGCATTGTATCGAGGACGACAGTGCCCTTTTTCTTTACCTTGACGGGAAGACCGTTGTCGAAGGCCTGAGGCTGATTGACGGGAATACGGCGAAGATCGAGGCGGACAACCACGGCGTCCATCATGTTTACCTGGGATACACGGAGATCTATGCCGCCAGCCATGAATACGGCAACTGTAACGTCGTGCTGAAAAAGGGGTGATCACATGCTCGACATTGTGATCTCCCACTACAACGAGCCCTGGGAAGTCGGGCGGAAGCTGTTCTGGATGCTGGATCTGCAGCGCGGGATCGACTGGTCGAAGATCCACGTGACGGTGGTGAACGACGGCGGGGACCGATTGCCGGAGGATGAGCTGGCGCGGCTGAGCTACCCGGTGGAGCAGCTGGACATCCCGCACGGCGGGATCAGCGCGGCCAGGAACGCTGGAATCGACCACGCCACGGAAGACTGGATTCTGTTCTGCGATTTTGACGACTGCTTTTCCAGCATCTACGCGCTGCGGGACTACATGACCGTCCTGCCGGCGGACAAGTTCGACTTCATGTGGACAAAGATGCTGGCGGAGAACGGCGATGATGTCTACTTCACGCCGGAGGTCCAGCGGTTCGTATTCTGCCACGGTAAGCTCTACCGGCGGCAGTTTTTAATTGACCAGAATATCCGGTTTGACGAGACGATGCCGTTTCAGGAGGACAGCCTGTTCAACGCGGTGTGCATCGCGCGGACGCACTACTCGCATGTCGGCGAAGTCAAGACACAGATTCCGCCGTATGTGTGGATCAGGAGGCCGAACAGCGTCACGAACAGCGGGCGGGACGATGAGGCCACATACTGGCATTTCCGGCGGAATATGGTCGTTACGTCAGAGTATGTCGACGATAACGACCGCTACGCCGGCATGGTCACCAGGACGGCATACGACACGTACTACATGCTGTTCAGCAAGAAGATCAGCATAAAGATGAAGAACCAGATCCGGGAGGAGTTCATTCCGTGGATGCGGGCCCGCCTGGAGAGCTTCGGCAAGGTGGACCCGAAAACGCTAAACACGATCCGGGACATCGCGAGAAGCGAGCTGTATGACACACCATGCCCGGACGATCACGAGCGGATCGCCGAATGGGTGAACAATTTATAATGAGGTGATAACATGGCAACATATACCAGTCATTACAACCTGAAAAAGCCGGCGACCAGCGACAAGATCCGGATCGCGGACTTCAACGGCAACGCGGACACCATCGACACGACGATGTACGACAATGCCAGCCTGATCGCGCAGCTGAAGAGCGACATCGGCATTGTGGAGAACACGAACACCGCGACCCACAACATCAGCGAGGGACAGTACGTCATCTGGAAGGGATCGCTGTACGTCGCGAGCAGCGCCATCAGCTCCGGCGCGACCCTGTCCACCGCCAACCTGACGGCTGTTTCCAACGGGGGGCTTAATGCGTTAAACAGCAAATTGCCGATATCAGATGGAGTTTCAGGCACAACCACTGGCTCTGGCAATATACGAACGGGGTTAAAAGCATCTGAATATGAGGTCACTAATTGGAGAGTTGTAAACCCGTCAACAAATGTGCCGCTTGATGACATTTTTGCTGTTCCTATTCAGTTTACTGATAGCGGTCAAGTATATGTTGGGTTCCAGATCAAAGGAATTGCGTCTCCATATAACCCGTATGCAAACCAAAGCGTGAAAATCATTTTTAAAAAGATACATGTGTAATCATTGTATTTGCGATGTTTGATGAATTTACACGCAACTTACACGCAACTTACACCCGTGCAAGATTGTGTGAAATGATGATTTAACGAGGTAAACACTCGCACGAAACTCGCACGAAACTTACACGCGTGCAAGTTGATTTTTTAGAAAGGAAGGTGATCTGTCATGGCCAGGCAGATTTACATAGTCGACGCCCACATCGTGGACGCGAACGGAACATTCCACTACATTGACGGCTACCCGAAGACGTTCGACAGCAACGGCTACGGGCAGGACGTTGACAAGGCAAAGATCCGGGCGGAGGGCGACATGTCCGAAGCCTGGGGCGCGATGTGCAAGGTGGACACCCGGATGATCTCCACCGTGAGCCTGTCCACGGTGGACGGCTTCATGCTGGAATCCAGGACGAGAGGCGCGTTCCCGGGCGATCCTCCGATTAACTGAGGTGATCAGTGATGTATAGCGCAACACAGGTCTCCGGCATGATTTCCGCTTGGAAGGCGGCAGGTAAGACCAAGTCCGAGATCGTCCGGTACACCGCGGAGCTGTGCATCGGCTGGCCGTATGTGTGGGGCGCCCTGGGCGAGGAATGCACCGTTGCGAAGCGGGAGTACTACATGAACCGGAGCGCGATCGGCGAGGGCGACCGCAACCTGATCAGGAAGCGCTGCCAGGTGCTGAACGGATCAGCCGGCGCCTGCAACGGGTGCAAGTATTTCCCGAACGGCCAGCGGACGCGGATCTTCGACTGCCGGGGGTTTACCCGCTGGCTGCTGCAGCAGGTGGGGCTCACCCTGAACGGCGCCGGAGCCACCAGCCAGTGGAACGACAACAGCAACTGGTCAAAGAAGGGCGATATCAAAGATATGCCCCGCGACAAGGTTTGCTGTGTATTCAAGAACGTCGGCGAGAAGATGGAGCACACCGGGATGTACGTCGGGAACGGCGTGATCATCCATTGTTCCGTCGAGGTCAAGGAAAGCACGCCGGAGGACAAGAGCTGGAACTGGACGCACTACGCGATCCCGGCGGGGATCGACGGCGACGCGCCGATCACGATGCCAACGCTGCGGAAGGGCGCAAAGGGAGAATACGTCACGCTGATGCAGACCAAGCTGATTCAGCAGGGATACAGCCTGGACCCGTATGGGGCGGACGGTTCCTTCGGTAATACCACGCTGAAGGCCCTGAAGCTGTTCCAGGCAGACCACGGGCTGGCGGCGGACGGCATCTGCGGCGCGCGCACCTGGGAGGCCCTCCTGTCCGGTGAGACCACTTATTACACGGTCACGATCAAGCATGTGGCAAAATCAGTCGCCGAAAGCATAGTCAAGGCTTACGGCGGCACAATGACGAAAGAAGGGTGATAAAGATGCCTGAAGCGAAACTCCCCGACGTGGTATTCTCCTGGGACGCAATTATTTATACCGTGGCGCTGATCGTCGCTGTCGCCGGGGTGCTGGTTGCTCTTGTCCGGGGCTGGGAAGCCTGGAAGAAGATCAGCGTCCGGGATCGTGTGAAAAAGCTGGAAGGGAGGATGTCGAAAGTGGAAGCGCGTCTCAGCCTGGGCGACAAGCGCTTCGAGCTCCAGAACGACGACATGGGAGCCATGCTGGCCACCCAGCAGGCACTTTTACTCCATTTTATATCAGGGAACGATCACGACAAGCTGCGGACCGAACTGGCGAACCTCAGCAGCTACATGAACCAACGCGCCACACGGGTGCTGGAATATGCAACAGAACATGAAGAACTTCAGAACGGAGGAACAGATGAATGACGAGGAATTGGAAACAGTGGGCACTGGCAGCGCTGATCCGGGCGCTGAGGACATTTGCACAGACATTCGTCGGCTTTATTGCGGTGGGGGCAGCGCTGGAGGAGGTACAGTGGCTCCGTGCACTTTCTGTGAGTGGTGCGGCATTTGTCCTCAGCATTTTGACAAGCCTGGCCACCGGCCTCCCTGAAGCGGAAGATCCATATCATCAGGTGGAGGAAGAAGATGGAGAATAATTGCCAGAACTGTGATGACAAGCAAGCGTGTGTCCCGTTTTTCGCACATGAGAACGTCTTGATGCATTACAACCGCGCAAACAAGCGGATGCTGATTGCATTGATCGTAATCTGTGCCACGCTTTCCCTTGTGATCGGTATCTTTGTATACGGCAACACCGTGCGCGAAAAGCAGCTCATCGATATGATCAACCAGCGGATCACGGAGGTGGAGAATGGAGTACACGAACACCCAGATCCGTGAGCTGATCGCGGAATACATCCACAATCAGATCGACAGGAAGATGGTTTTTGAGCGGCTGGTGAACGGGATGACCTTTGAAAAAATCAGCGAGATTTACCAGTTGGACGTCAAGACCGTCCGCAAAAGAATCCACAAGTGTGAGGATATTATCTTCAGACACATCCCCGGCTGAAAGGCCGGGGCCTTTTTTATTCCCCAAAAACTCCCGCTTTATTACCGTCCGGCTCCCTCGCCGGGCGGCTTTTTTTATTGGAAAATTAAAGCAGGAGGTGATCAGATGAATAAGCTGATCGCGAGGCTTATAGATTGCGGAATGACCAGGGACGTGGCGCTCCATATGTATGGATTATATAAACGCCGCCACAAGCTGGATGAGTTCGAGCAATACGTCGAAAGCGTTGAAAAATCCACAGAGGGGGGAGAATATTGAACTTCCAGAATCCGTATCTGAATCCTTACGGAATGCCGCAGCCGATGATCCAGCAGATGGCGCAGCCGGTACAGGTGACCAAGGTAAACGGAGAGAACGGGGCGCGTGCCTATCAGATCGGCGCGAACAGTTCGGCCCTGTTGCTGGACGAATCCGGTCTTCTGGTATGGCTTGTGACAAGTGACGGCGCGGGATATAAGACGGTGACGCCTTATGACATCAAACCGCATCAGACAGCTCCGGCTCCTGACTATGGAAGCCTGGAGGGAAGGATCAAGAAATTGGAGGACATTGTGAATGAATACACCGCAGATTCTTCAGCAATTAGGCGGAAGGTTAACGATCCCGCCGCAGATCCGGCAAATGATCAGTATGGTAAAGTCAGCCGGCAACCCGCAGCTGATGCTGAACCAGCTTATGCAAAACAACCCGCAAGTTATGCAGATCGTTCAGAAGTATGGCAGCGCTGACAAAGCGTTCTATGCGCTGGCGGAGGAAAAGGGGATCAACCCGCAGGAGATCCTTGATCTGCTGAAATAGGATTTGGCATTCATAGCGATCGGATGAATGTTGAAAAATATTATGAAGGGAGACTATACAATGGATAGCACAGGAATCACGCCCGTAATGAACATGGGCAACGACGGAGGCTTCGGCCTTAACGGTCTGGGCGGCATCTTCGCCCTGTTAATCCTCTTGGGCATCTTCAACGGTGGATTTGGCGGATTCGGCGGCAACAACGGCGTCAACACCCTGAATGCGGATATGCAGAGGGGATTTGACAATCAGAACCTTCAGGCACAGACCAGGGACATTCTGGCAGCTGTGACCGGCGGGACCGCGCAGACGATCTCCGCCAGCACGCAGAACGCCGCGAATGCCATTACCGCGATCAAGGACGGCAACGCCAGCCTGATCCGCGAATTCGGCACCGTGGAAACCGCGCTGACCGGCGTGGCCGGACAGATGCAGAGTTGCTGCTGCGATATCCTTCGCAACATCGACAGCGTTAACTACAACGGCGCGATCAACACCGCTGCGATCAATGCGAACACGACCGCGCAGACCCAGAAGATTCTGGATGCCATCATGGGCAACCGTATGGCTGATATGCAGAGCCAGATCAACGCTCTCCAGCTTCAGAACAGCCTGGCAGGCGTCCTCCGGTTCCCGTCCAGCTGGACCTATGCCGGCGGCGTGTTCCCTCCGGTAACCACACCCGCCGCCTGATGAGGTGATCGGATGAAAATCATCAAGTGCCTGAGCGAGAAGATCGAAGACGAACTGTCCGATGCCCAGGAATACATTGACCTGGCTATGCGGTGGAAAACAGACGAACCGGACACGGCTGATCTGTTCTATGAGCTGTCCGTCGAGGAGATGGGCCACATGGAGAAACTGCATAAAGAAGTATCGGAACTGATCGAAGATTATCGGAAAGAGCATGGCGAACCACCGAAAGACATGATGGTCCTGTATGATTATCTGCATGAGAAGCACATTGCTACGGCTACTCAGATTCGGATAAAACAGGCAATGTACAAAGGAGCATAATCCTTTAGCCCCCACATGGGGGCGTTTTTATTTGTTAGGAATACGTTAGGAATAGACGAGTTTTTGAGGGTATGATAGAGGTATTTTTAACGGTCTGATCAAGCAGCCGTCAAGTGCTTAGATTGTTGAAAAATAAAGGCTCCGCGGACTTTTGACAATCTGCGGAGCTGTGCGGGTAAAGTGAAACGCCCTCCCTGTGCAAAGGACGGATGATCCTTTATTTACAAGGGCTTGCGGACTTGATGTTAGGAATACGTTAGGAATACACAAGTTATCCGTGGGAGGTTTTCAGCGTATTGACAGCGGCAAGGGCATCAGACGTCTGCGGGTGAGCATAGCGGTCGAGCATCTTTGTGGATGCCCAGCGCATGACCTTTTTGACGGTCTGCGGTGCGATGCCTTCGGTGATCGCCAGGGCGGTGGCTGTCGTGTGCCGGCAGGAGTACGGAGACAATTGACGGCATCCGGCGGCTTTGAGAACATCATAATAATCCCTGTACCATTTCTGTTTCCATTTCGGCCAGATCTGTCCGTCCGGCTGTGCGTTGGCGATCAGCGTTTCTGCAACCGGAAGGATTGATTCCGCCAGGACGATCGGCGTGGCTTTCCTGACGTTCGTTTTCATGCCGGCTCCGATGATTACCCGCTTCTCCATGTCGAAATTCACCACATTCAGCTTCCGCGCTTCACCCGGCATCATGCCCGTGTAGATCATCAACAGGGGAGCCGCAGCGCGGATATCGCCGGATTCATAGGCCTTCCAGAGCGCAGCCTGTTCCGTATCGGAAAACGGCATTCTTTCCGTTTCTTCCTGTTTCGGCAGCTGGATGAATGACGGGATATCCTTATTCACATATCCCTCCGCCGCGGCGGTTCTGAACAATGCCGTCAGAAGCGTTTTGCAATCGCGTGCGGTATTGAACGATTTACATTCATCCGCGACGATCTGCTGGAGGGTAGCAACCGTCAGCTGATCGATGTGCGTGTTCTGGATCTTCGCAAAGCGTTTCCACGCGGCCTTGTAGGCATATTGCTTTGATTCACCGAGGGAGCTGAAATGCCCGTTCTCAAACGTATCCCAATAATGGGCCAGCGTGGGCGCTTCCTTCGGCTTCTGCGGTCCGGCCTTCAGGATCGGACAATACCGCAGAGCTTCCTCACGGCTTTTGAAGCCGCCCTTTGACCGCGTCAGCCGTTTCAGAGGTTTGTCATCTGCCACATAGACGCGATCATATACGACCTGTGCCGTCCATGTGTTCCCGCGTTTGAACGCCGTACCGGTTCCGTTTCCGCGGGACTTGGTGCGGCCTTTTTTCGTCGTGACCAGCTTTTTCCCGCACAGATGGCAAAAGATCGCGCCTGGTACGGTTTCGGCTTTGCACTTTGAACAGATCATATAGCCTCCTCGTAAAAGTCCATGAAACTTCCGAACAGAGCGTATCTTGATGTGTCCGTTGTGGACAGGATCAGCTGATACCGAAGGAATTCTTCTATATAATCTTTGAATTGTTCACGCACCTGGCTGTTTAGATCTGCCGGCACGAGAACACCCGGAAGGTGGCGCATACAGGACAGGCAATGCTCATTGCATCCGGTCATATTTCCGAGCAAATCGATTGTGAACGGAATGCCGGAATCCTGAACAGCCTTGACCAGCGGACGCGGGCAAAGCAGATGCTGGGCGAAGCAGCGGGCTTCCGCCGTGCGGACTTCATCTGTCCGTGATCCGTCATGTCCCAGGACGATATGGCCAAGCTCACGAGCCAGCGCACGCTGGAGCATATTGAATGACAGGAGCATATTGTACGCGACGATGTACAGTTTATTTCCGTTATCATCCACGACGGTCGTGGATGCGTCCATATTCGGAAGGCCGAACGTTGAGATCAGCTTTCTGCGCTCCATGCCTACACAATCGGACATTTCAGAATAAGACATAACAAGCACGCCGGGAATCTTTTTCAGAATCGGCAACGGATCAACCGGAGCGGAGTGAATGTCGTATTTGATGAGGGTTTCCATTGCCTTGGTGGCGGCTTTTTGATAATCAGGTTTCATCGTCGTTCTCCTTATTAAATAAATCTGCATATTGCACAAAGATTGTTTTCATGATGGCCAGCGCCTGTTCCCGCTGTTCCTTCGGCATACTGTCCACGCCCTGGGCCAAGAGTCTGGCCTCCACCGTTTTCAGCTGGTCCAGCCGGTCATTCAGTTCCCGTCTGTAATAATCGTCTTTGTTTCCGATCAGTTCCGAAGTTGTGATTCCGAAGAACATCGCGATCTTTTCCATCGCTTCCGCTCGCGGATATGATATTCCTCTCGTCCAACCGGAAACCGTTGTCGTTTTTGCGCCGACGTATTCGGCCAGATCTTTCTGCTTCTTGCCGGAAATATTTAGATAATGATTCAAATTCCTTTTGAATATTTCCCTGTCGGTCATTGTTCCGATTCCTCCTTGGAATCTTAATATACAATATACGAAACCAAAAGTCAAATAAACAGTATTTTTGCGCTTGACAATGCGATTTAATAGTAGTAGTATTTAATCGAACTTTTTGAGAAAGGAGGATACAACATATGGATGATTTCAAAATCTCCATGCGTGCTGCGCGTGTAAATGCAAACAAAACACAGGCGGAGTTGGCGGAAGCCTTGCACGTAGGGAAACAGACAATCGTCTCATGGGAAAGCGGAAAGACATCGCCGACGGTCGAAATGGCGCGAAGATACTGCGCGTTTTGTAACGTACCGTTTGAGCGCGTGTCTTTTTTGCGCGAACGAAATGCTATTTAATAGCACAAACCGGAGTTGAACAAAGTGGAAATCAGAAAGAAAACCGGCTTAATCATCCGGAGGGGCAGCGAGTATCTTGTCGGCACGATCCTGTTCTCGACAGATCTGCGGTGGAGTGTCAGCCCGTGGGACGCATGGATCACCAGAGACAGAGACGCGGCGAAACGCGTTTCCGAAAAGGTCGGCGGCGAGATCTTCCTGTTCAACCCGGTGGCCGGACAGCTCAAACAATACGGAAAGGAGATTTGAAAAATGAAAGGCATGGATTGGCACTATATCACGGAGGACAGGGTCATCGACAATCTGAACATTCTGAGCATGGAACTGATCCGCACTTTTATCGAACAGGATTGCTCCGGCGATAAGATCCGCGGGATGCTGAAGCTGATCGACGCGGTGAAGGAAAGCATGGTGAAAGCCGATGACGCCTAAATACTCCGATTCGATCTTGCTGCTGATGGAGCGCAAAGACGAAATGCTCCATGCGGCGGACCTTGCGCCGATCATCGGAATGAATCCTGGCGTGATGATCAAGAAAGCGAAGGAAGGCACATGGGACCGGAACATATGCAACTACATCGTGTCCGGTCGGTGCGTGAAGTTCTTCAGAGTGGACTTTTTAAGGAAAGGCGGGTGGATTTCGTGAGCCAATACAAAGTACTGAAAACGACAATGGGGAGACGGTACAAAGTACGAATGACGGAGGACGAAATCATGGAGCGTGATCTGTTCCATCTTGTGATTGTCGGACTTCCGCTCCTGGCCTCCGTGCTGATGACGATCCTATGGATTAAGGCGGTGTGAGCATGAGAATCGAACCGCTGTCCAATGTGGTCCCATATTGGGAACACGATGAATCAGGATATCCGACAAAGATCCGGCTGGCGATGATGGACGGCAAGATCCAGACATACCGTCTCGAAGTGAATCAGCCGGCTCCGGTGCTTGACATAGGATGGACGAACATCGGATACACCGTTCAGCAGACGGAATATGTCGGAAAGCACGCAAAAAAGACCGGCGATGCGGCAACATCAACCGGCCCCAGAACAAATTAACCGTGATTATTCTATCACAGAAAGGGCGAAAAAGAAATGGAAAATCAGAAAAGAGGAAGAGCACCGAAAGTTGACCGTAGAATGTTCGATGCTTGCAAGATCATGTTTAATAACGGCGCGCCAAATACAGAAGTTGCTAAATACATGGGCCTCAGTGTGAAAACAGTTGGAAGAATCAAATCAGCAGAAAATTTTGAAGATTACCTGCAGATCCTTGCTGCGATGAGCGTTGAATACCATAAAAAGTACGAGAAGAAGAAAGCGAACAAAAACAAACCCGTTCAGGAAGAAAAGCCGGAGCCGGTCGCGGAACAGAAGCCGCAGGTGGTTGAACACCGGCAGAGCGTAACGGTCCAGACGACGTACTATGTCAACCAGAAGCTGGACAAGATTGAGGAAGTCCTGAAGAGCATCAGCGCGAAGCTGGCGTGCATCATTGACGATCTGTACGGCACGAACAGCAACAAGGGGGCATGATCATGGAGGAACCGACAAACTGCCGTGAGCGCTGCCCATATGCGAAGATCTGCCGTGCGAAAGGCTCCGCTGATACAGATCCGTGGGAATGTGCGAACGCGGACCGCATTATGGACTTCATTCTGGAATCAAAATACGAACCGGACGATGAATATATGGAGGATTAAAAAATGATTACTTATGAGCAGATCCAGAAGGCCAACGAGGGCCTGAAAGGGATTGATTTCAAGGGCAAAAACTACGTGATGGTGGACCAGCGGGTGATCGCTTTCCGCAAGCTGTTCCCGGACGGATTCATCAGGACGCACATGGTCAGCATTGACGACGGCGTGTGCGTGATGAAAGCGGAGGTCGGATGCTACATCGACAACAACCACACGGAGCTGATCCTGTCCACCGGATGGGCCTATGAGAAAGAATCCAGCAGTTACATCAACAAGACCAGCTATATCGAAAACTGCGAGACGTCCGCGGTGGGCCGTGCGCTTGGCTTCCTTGGCCTTGGCATCGAAGGCGGTGCGATTTGCAGCGCGGAAGAGCTGGCGAACGCCATCAACAACCAGAAAAAACCGACGGAGACGCCCACGACGATCTTCATCCGGAAGATGATCCGCGACACACAGGAACGGCTGGGCCTTGCATCCTATGAGGAAGCCAGGGCAAAAGTGTTCGAGATGGTGGATGCCCTTGTCAAGAGCGGAACGATCAAGCCGGTAGATTGGAACAAGATCACGCTGGCTGAGGCGGAGGTTGTATTCGAGGCCATTGAGTACAACTTCAAGGGTGACAAGAAATGACCGGCAAGCTGAAGGACATCGTGCGCGGGATGGGTGGTGAGTGGATTGTATCCTTCACCACCCGCGAGAACCCTGTCTCCATGTTTTACCGGTTGAAGGATCACGAGGTAAGCATAGAGATCAAGAAAACCACGAAACCGCGCAGCCTGGACGCGAATGCCTTCTGCTGGGCGCTGTGTTCTGACATAGGGAAAGCGATCACGCCGCCGGTTCCGAAGGATGAGGTGTACCGGAAGGCCATCAGGGAAGTCGGCGAATATGAACCGCTGCCGATCAAGGCGGAGGCCGTTGAAACCTTCCAGCGCAGATGGGCGGCAAAAGGCACAGGATGGTTTGCGGAGGTCATAGATGACAGCAAACTGCCGGGATACAAGCTGGTGTTTGCGTATTACGGATCGTCAACCTATGACACACAGGCCATGAGCAAGCTGATCGATTACCTGGTGGACGAGGCCCAGCAGATGGAGATACCGATCCCGGCGCGGAGAGAACAGGAGGAAATGCTGAAGCAATGGCAAGCAAAAGCATAATGCAGACAGAGAAGGAATGCTTCGTCACCGGCTATCTGATGCACCTGGACCGCCATCATGTTTTCGGCGGACCGCGGAGGAACGCCAGCGAGGCATACGGCTGCTGGATCTGGCTCCGGCATGACATCCACATGGAGCTTCATGACAAGAACAAAGAGCTGGACAAGATGATCAAGCGTGCCTGTCAGGAGAAATTCGAGGAACTGTACAGCCATGAGGAATTCATGGAGATATTCGGAAAAAGCTATTTGTGAAAGGATGATAAAGATGAAAATACCGCAGCGGGAGAGAGTTCTTGAATACATGGAGAAGAACGGCTCCATTACACAGAACGACGCGGACAGGCTTCGGATCAAGAGGCTGTCAGCGCGGATCTATGACCTGAAGAAAAGAGGCCGCAAGATCAGCACCGTGATCGAAACCGGCAAGAATGAATACGGCCCGTTTACTTACGCCAGATATAAGCTGGAGGGATAAGCGTGAAGTATCTGAAAGTGTGGACGGATTTCGAGGACGTTCTGCAAATGCTCGATCCGTCAGAGGTCGGACGGTTGTTCCTCGCCATGCTGCATTATGCGGCCAGCGGGGAAGAACCGGACGGCCTGTTCGGGAATGAGAGGTATGTGTGGCCGGTTGCAAAGCGTGACATCGATCACGCCGCGGACGAATCAAGAATCCTCCGCGAGAACGGTCTGAAAGGTGGAAGGCCGAAAACCAAACAAAACCAAACAGAACCAGACGAAAGCAAACAAAACCAAATGAAACCAAACGAAACCAAAGAAAACCAAAGCGAACCAAACGAAAGCCAAAAAGAAAAGAAAGGAAATGAAATAAAAAGAAATGAAATGAAATCATCCTTTATGGACGCCGACGACGCCCAGGAGATTCAGAAAGACCACGACCGGATTCTGGACGCGGCGGAGGATGCCGGCTTCAAGATGAGCAACGACGTCCGGGCCTCGCTGATCGCGCTGTATGCGGACAACGGGCTGACAAAGCTGCTGGACGCGCTGAAGTCCTGCGTGGATCATGGAGCGCCGAATCTCGCGTATCTGAAAGCCGTTTTGAAGGGCGAGAGCAAGAAGAAGATCGTCAACGCGCAGAAATATGACCAGCGTGATTATGACGAAGTGGAGAACGAAGCGTATCAGCGGATGATTAGGGGGATTGTTTCATGATGGAGATGGACGCGGAATGCACGATCAAAGTGATGGAGAATCTGCTGAAGTATAGCAAGTACAACATACCGACGCGGAACGCAATGGAAAACGCCGTGAGGCTGCTGAAAGAGTTGACGGAAGGAGAAAAGAAAGATGAACAAGCTGACGATAATCGGTAATTTGACCGCAGATCCAGAGCTGCGGACCACACAGGCAGGAAAGACCGTATGCGGATTTACCGTGGCGGTGAACAAGCGGAACAGCGACGATGCGGATTACTTCCGCGTGAGCGCATGGGACAAGCTGGGCGAGAACTGCCAGAAATTCCTCCTTAAAGGCAGGAAGGTATGCGTGATCGGTCCGGTGACGGTGCGGACGTACCAGGCGAACGACGGCACGACAAGGGCCAGCATGGAAGTGACGGCGCAGGATGTGGAATTCCTATCACCGCGGACGGAAGACAAGGGGATGCCGTACTGATGAAAAAGATTGCACCGTGTAAGGATTGCCAGAAAAGGCGCTTCAATTGCCATTCAATGTGTATTGAGTATAAGAGCTGGAAGAAAGAATACAACGAAATGATGGCAAAGAAAGAGCCGGCTGGCCTGACGATCAACGAGGCGAACAAGCGGAAGTATTGGCGGAACATGAAACACGAACGGAAAAAGAGGTATGTGTGAAATGATGTGTCCTAAATGCGACAACATACGAACGTACATTATCGAAACGCGGGAGAACGGCGACTATTCAACCAGGCGGCGGAGGGAATGCCCGTCATGCGGGTACAGATTCACGACATTTGAACGCGCTGCACAGATCGGATTCAAGAAAGAAAGGAAGAATGACAATGCCTAAAAAAGTGGAGATTCCTGAAATGATCACAGCGGAAACGGCAGACCAGAAGCTGGCTGTCCTGCGGAAGATCAATCAATACGGGGAGGCCGTGTGCGGAAGCTGCGGCGTGCATCTTGTCAATGTAGAGGAACGGATCAAGTGTAAGTTCTGCTGGAACTGCGGGAGGCCTGTGCGATGGAAGTGACAGGATTTGATCTTGAACGATTACGGGATGAGCTGGAGAAGCAGCGCGGAGGATGGCAAAACCGATGCGCAGAGGTTGGCGATTTTACGTATGCGTGCAATCCGCGGATATGGACATGGGGGCAAGACGCACAGCTGTACATTGGGAAGTTCTGTTCGATCGGAGCAAACGTTCAGTTCCTGCTGGGCGGTGAACACCATACAGAATGGTGCAGTACGTATCCGTTCAATGTCATGCTTCCTGGTATGAATGAAGAACGCCACGCAAAGACAAAGGGCGACATCAGGATCGGAAACGACGTATGGATCGGGAATGATGCGAAGATCATGAGCGGCGTGACGATTTGCGACGGAGCCGTGATTGCCGGCAGCGCTGTTGTGACAAAGGATGTTCATCCGTATGAAGTTGTCGGCGGTGTACCAGCAAAACACATAAAATGGCGGAAAGATTTAGGTTTTAGTGTCAAATGGTGGGATTGGTCGATGGACAAAATTGCCGAAGCGCTTCCGATGCTATGTTCAGATGATTGGGAATCGCTGTATAAGTTTCACATTGAATGGGAGCGTGATCATCATGAATGAGCCGTTCTTCTCCGTGATTGTACCGGCGCACAATGCGGAAGGATTCATCAGGAAGTGCATGGATTCCATACGGAGCCAGACATACACGAATTATGAATTGATCGTCGTATGCGATAAATGCGAGGACAACACGGCGCAGATCTGCCGGGATGAGTACCATGCAAATGTCATCGAAACGGAATACGGCCTTGACGGGCTGGCCAGGAACGCGGGGATCGATGCGGCGAAAGGCGATTGGGTGCTGTTCCTCGACCATGATGATTGGTGGCTGCATGAATACGTTCTTCAGATGCTGGCGGATGAGATATCACGCACATGGGCGGATGATATTGACGTCATCATGTTCAACTTCATCTGGAAAGGCCGCGGATACTATCAGCAAGTCAAAGTCCGGTATGTGGCCGTATGGAATAAGTGCTGGCGGAGGTCGTTCATCGGAGACACGCGGTTCCCTGATACGCCGTATTGGAGCGACGTTGAATTCAATGAAAGAATGTTTGACAAGTGTCCTGTATATGTTAGCTATGACCATGAACTGTATTATTACAACTATCTGAAGGAAGGCAGCATCAGCTGGCGGAAGGAACAGGGGGAGATTGAATGATTGACCGGGAGAAGGTTATCAAGGGGTTGGAAAAGGTTGCAGAACATTTCAAGGTGGTGCAAAACGCTCAACGAGAAAACGGAAGATATATATCTGTAAATTTCAAAGAATATGAGAACACTTGTATTGATGCCATTGCTCTGATGAAAGACCGCACAAAAGACTATGAAGCATGGGCGAAAGAAATCGGCGTGGACAACTGTGTAAATTGCCGTCATGCGAGTTTCAACAGAAATGATGGCAAATCAACTTGTCCGATTGAACACAACTTTGCATTAGTGAAGGATGGGTATTGTCATCTGTTCATTAGAGTGGAAGGTCGGTGAAGTGAATGTGCATCTATGGACCGCTTCATGGAGAAATGCCGACAGAAGCAATTTGTAAAAATGGTTGTGAGGAATGCCCGTTTAACGTACCGGACATTCCGAAACCGGAAAACGAACTGAAAGAAGAACAGGAAGCAATAGACTTCGCAAGAGAGTTTATGTCAGATGCGGTTCACGAAACAGCAAAGCAATATAGACGGCAGGAAGGTCGGTGAAGTGAATGAAATGGATTGATGTTTCAGATAAACTGCCTGTTGCATCACAGATGGTGCTTGTTTCGTATCCTGCATATACGGACGATGCGGGGAATGAGTATGTCGAAGGTGTTGGAATAGGTTATCTCATCACAACCGCAACCGATAAATTTTGGTGCAGAAGTGACGGTACTTTTTTTGGAGAGCTTGGGTTTGCTCCAATAGAACCTGTTGCGTGGATGCCATTACCAATGCCGTTTAAGGTCAGACATGATTTTGAATTGCAGGAAGGTTGGTGAAGTAAATGAAAATAACGCAATCATGGAAAAGGAATACACCAACAACAGACGGATACGGTTTGACGGTGACATATGTTTACTCAAGCAAATATCTGCATGAAATCGAAGAAGTGGAAAAGAAACTTCCAAAAGGAATAATCATCATGGATACGGACAAGCCACAAAGAATGTATCCATTGGGGCAGGAAGGTCGGTGAAGTGAATGAAAGAATACATCGTGCGAGCCATGGCACAGGAGACGATTGATTCGTTTGATGCTCACAATGCTCCTGAATTAGTCCGGTGCAAGGATTGCAAATACTATGATTATTTTTCCGAACAATGCAGAAACGGAATAGACGGAATAATGACGCCGAACTTCTATTGTGCAAACGGGGAGGCAAAGGAATGATTCAGATTAATGTACAAATGCCAAACAGCTGCAAAGATTGCTTGTTTTTCGACAGTGAAAATTGTGGTTGTATTGCATCTGATTATGACGATTCTGGAATAATGGTTGCTAATGCATATCGCACAAACAGGCGGGATATCAGATGTCCATTAAATGAAATTGTTTCCTGTAAGGATTGCAGAATGAGCAAGATTGAAAAAGTTTACAAAAACGTTCCGAAGTCAAAAGAAACAGTAAGATACTGTGAATTGATTATGCGTTATGTAGACGATGATTGGTTCTGTGCAGACGGGAGGCGACGCGAAGAATGACAAAACGCGAGCTTCTGGAAAACTACAGGGACATCGTGATAGAGATCGAAACGCTGGAAAGGCAGTCCAGATTCCTGAATCAGTTCATCGGAGGGCCGCGACCGATCCGCGCTGTGCAGCTGACAGGCATGCCCAGGGGAACCAACGACCCGGAGGCGGCAATGCTTCAGCGGCAGGACGCAGACGAAGAGCTGGACAGGATAGAGCTGAAGTGCGCGGAACTTCGTGACATGGTGGACGCGTTCGAGATCATCATGGACGGGATCGTGGACCGCCGGCTGCGGATCATCGTGCGGAACTACTACGCGCTGGGCTGGACGGACGAGAAGATCGGTGAACAGCTGGAGCTCAGCCGGCAGCATGTGAACAGGCTGAGGACGGCGTACATTGATGGGCTGAATTAAGAAAGAAGGTGAAGCAAATCCTTGAGATCAGACCGTGTGATTTTGCGACAGCACAGTTTTTTGTCAAGATGAATCACAGGCACAACAAACCACCAGCGGGACATAAATTCAGTATCGCTTGTTATGACGGTGACAGACTATGCGGTGTTGCAATGGTTGGCAGACCTGTAGGGAGATTTCTTGATGATGGCATGACACTTGAGGTAAATCGTTGCTGTACAGATGGAACACGCAACGCCTGTACGATGCTATACGGAGCGGCTACCAGAGCAGCAAAGGCTTTGGGTTATAAACGGATATTTACATATACATTACAGAGCGAACCTGGGACAAGCCTCAAAGCATCAAATTGGATTTGTGATGGAGAAACTGGCGGAACGCATTGGACAGGACAACGATATGCTCAATTGGAAATGCCGATTGGCGAAATGAAGATGAGATGGCATAAAGACTTATAATTCATGTGACAAATGTTATTGAATGTGCGCTTATTATATGATAAACAATAGGATGAAATAAAACACAGACACACACAGGGAGGCGGCGCAAAGGCGCCGTTCTTCTTTTATGCTCACCTATTCAGCGGGGGCGACCGCTCCACTCCTGGCGGTCTGCGGGTCGCACGCTACAACGGCGAGGAGGGTCCGGCGTGCAATCTTTCGCACATACATTCTACAAGTCAGGGGCATGGATGAAATGTGCGAGAGCATACAAGCGATCAAAAGGAGGATTGTGTGAACGCTGCTGGTCAAACGGGCTGATTGTTCCGGGGGATGAAGTACATCACAAGATCAAGCTGACACCGGAGAACATCAACGATCCTGCAATAGCTTTGAATTGGGATAACCTGGAGCTATTGTGTAAAAACTGCCACATAGAGGAGCATAAAGGCATCAGATGGCGGGCTGACGAGCTGGGCCATGTGGAGATATAGCCCCCCGGTCGCGATTCGAGGCGGGAGGGGCCACGGC